CTGCTTTAGTTGTCACGAAGCATACCCAGCTAAAGGGAAGCATTACTCAGCAGAAGTGCTTGCTAAGTATCCACTCAAAGATAAGGAGAACAACATGAACTACGTGCCTAAGAACATTCGACCAGCTACTAGCCTACAAGTTGGTAGTGGGAACTTTGTAGCAGATCGTGGTATTGCCACACAGACTATGGAGTTCTACGGGGTAAAGACTTACTCGGATGCTGATGGTCCAGTAAAGCAAGAGTATGTTTACCCCTCTGGTGGCAAGAAGATCCGGTACTACCCAAAGGCATTCAGTGCAGAGGGCTTACGAGCAGATGAGTTGTTCGGCATGAACCTTTGGAATGCTGGCTCTGCTCGTTACGTTACTGTGACTGAGGGCGAAGTAGATGCTATGTCTGCCTATCAGATGCTCAAGGGCAACTACACCAATCCTGTAGTATCCCTGCCTTCTGCTACCCCTTCTAAGGCTTTGTGGGAGAAGTGTGGCTCTTGGTTGGACAGCTTCGAGAAGATCATCCTGTCTGTAGACAACGACGAAGCTGGCAATGCTATTGCTGCTAAGATGGCAAACCTGTTCCCCAACAAGGTGTACCGTGTACCACACGACAAGTACAAGGACGCCAATGAGTTCCTTGAGGCACGTCAAGGTGCAGCCTTCAAGTCTGCTTGGTACTCTGCAAAGAAGTTTGTACCAGAGAACATCCTCAACACCAGTGAGCAGTTCTTGAGCCTGTACCGGGATACACCAGAACACCAGTATGTCCCCACTGGTATCCAAGCTCTTGACGACAAGATCATGGGTCTGATGCAGGGTCACTTCACTGTCATCAAGGCACCAACAGGTGTCGGTAAGACCGAGGTGATGCGCTACCTTGAATACAACCTGTTGCAACAGAAGGTTCCGTTTGCGACTTGGCACCTTGAGGAAACCAAGCTACGTAGTCTGCTAGGGTTGGTGTCGTATCATATGGGTGGCAACGTAACCCGTAGAGACTTGATTGATGAGGATACAGGCCCCCTAGTCGAAGAGGCTATCATTGAACTCACCAAGGATGAGAACTTCTACCAGTTCTACCTTCCTGATGGCCAAGGCGCTGATGACCTTATCGAGCAAATTCGCTTCTTCCGTGAGGCTTGTGGTTGTCGCTTTATCTTCTTTGAGCCTATCCAAGATGTTGTAGCTGGCCTCACTGAGGACGGCAAAGAGCAAATCCTTGCTGACCTGTCTGTACGCCTCTCTAAGCTGGCAGCAGAGCTTAACGTAGGGATTGTGACCATTGCCCACACCAACGACAATGGCGACCCCAAGTATTGTAAGATGATTGCACAGCGTGCCTCTGTCATCGTCAACCTTAGCCGTAACAAAGAGTCGGATGATGAGGATGACCGCAACACAACTTTCTTGGCCGTAGAGAAGAATAGACCTTGCGCTGAGATTGGACATGGTGGTAGAATGCGTTTCGATCCAAAGACATTTATCCTTAAGGAGCTTGCGTGATGACTGTTTGGCCTGAGATTATTTCCGACGACCCAGAGATGATGGCAGATTGGGAAAGCCTTTCTGATGCAGAGAAGGCAACCATCGAAGAGACCCAAGGGCTGGTTGACGCCTTTGTTGAGAAGTACAACAACTTTGATGAAGATGAGATGCTAGAGTTCTTGGAGCAAACTAATTACGAGGAGTGTCGCCTATCATTTGCCTCTAGGCCCTACGGCTTAACCTTCGGTGTGAAGCTAGGCAATGGCTTAGTAGCGTCGGTAGATACAGATAACCAAGCTCTCTTTGTGAATATGGGAGACGTGGTTGTCTTCACAGTTATGAACTCCGATCTCTACAACGAACACTTGGAGTTCTGGCTGGACTTCTGGTATGACACTGATTGGTCTTCAAGGATACCGTTTGAGCAGAGCCTTCGTAATGAGCAAAGATAAAGTGTTTCACCTAATTGGTTGGATATCGGATGAGCATTACGCTGATACTGCTCTTGAGATTGGTGTTGGTAATGAGGCTGAACTTCTCAAACTAAAGAAAGAGGCCATGAGTGGCCGAATGCGCACAGAATGGTGTGACATTGACTTTAGGGAACGTGTGAAGTACACAGGTAAGTCAGATGGCGACTACCCTATTGTAACCATACCGGGCGAAGATTGGTGATAGAAATGACAGTATTCGACATAGAGACTGACGGACTACTGGAAGAGGCTACCAAAATCCATGTACTCTCTTGGATGGATGAGAATGGTGTAGTCCAGTGTACGCATGACCCGTTTATGATGGCCTTGTTGCTCACTCAGGCAGAGACCTTGGTGGGTCACAACATCATCCGCTTTGACATCCCCGTAGTGGAAAAGCTGCTCGGTATCAAGGTCAAGGCAAAGCTGGTGGATACACTGGCTCTGTCTTGGTATCTCAACCATGACCGCCCACGTCACGGGCTTGAGGGCTATGGGGAAGACTACGGCGTACCTAAGCCTAAGATCACTGACTGGAACAACCTGACACCAGAGGAGTATGCACACCGATGCAACGAAGACGTGAAGATCAACGCAAAACTCTACAAAGACTTGTCGGCCCAGTTAGAGTGGCTGTATCAGGACCAGACGGTACGAGAAAGTTTCGTTCAATACTTGTCATTCAAGATGGACTGCGCTCGACAGCAGGAAGCTCTGGGATGGAAGTTGGACGTGGCAAAGGCTCAGTCTCACTACGAAGAGCTTCAGTCGCTCAAAGAAGAGAAAATCGAGCAACTCGCAGAAGCTATGCCGAAGAATATGATCTACAAGAAGGTGGAGAAGCCCTCTCGTATGACCAAGGCCGATGGTAGCCTTACAGTCTATGGAGAGCGGTGGCACGCCCTCCTACGGGCTGGTGGTCATCCTTCTACCACAGTAGGCCCCATACAGGTTCTGGACAAGGAAGAGCGTGCTAACCCTAACAGCAACAATCAGGTCAAGGAGTGGCTTCAAGCACTTGGCTGGCAACCTGCTACGTTCAAGTACCACAGGAACCCTGATGGCTCTGAGCGTACTGTAGAGCAGGTCAGGGACGGCTCTGAGCTTTGTGAGAGTGTAAAGCTGCTGATCGACAAGAACCCCTCAGTGGGAATTTTGGATGGTCTGTCTGTCATCAACCACCGCCTTGGTGTGTTCAAGGGCTTCTTGGATTGCCACAAAGATGGTTGGCTTAAGGCAGAGATTGCAGGGTTTACCAACACGCTACGGTTCAAGCACTACAAGCCATTGGTCAACCTTCCCGGTGTAGACAAGCCTTGGGGTGCAGAAATTCGTGGTTGTCTCACTGCACCAGAGGGGTTTGTGTTGTGTGGTGCTGATATGACCAGCCTTGAGGATACCACCAAGCGGCATTACATGCAGCCTCTGGACCCTGAGTATGTAGCAGAGATGTCCCGAGAGGGCTTTGATCCACACCTTGACTTGGCCAAACATGCGGGAGCTATCACTCAGGCTGACATAGACAAGCACAACTTGGGCGAGATAAGCCTCAAGGCGCTGCGTAAGAACTACAAGGTGGTGAACTACTCTGCGACCTATGGCGTAGGGGCTACCAAGCTCAGTCGCACCACAGGTCTGTCAGTCAAGGAGTCCAAGAAGCTGCTGAATGCTTTCTGGGATCGCAACTGGGCTATCCCTAAGTTGGCGGACAGCATGTACCCGAGGGAAAAGAACGGTAAGAAGTGGCTCAAGAACCCTGTCAGTGGGTACTACCACAGTCTTCGTAGTGACAAAGACAAGTTCTCTACCCTCAACCAATCCACCGGGGTGTTCTGCTTCGATAATTGGGTAGCACTCTGTAGACGTAATGGTGTCCAGACTATCGGACAGTTCCATGACGAAATCATTGCACTTGTAGCAGATGGGCAACAAGAGCAGACAAAGCAACTGATGGAGAAAGCTATTGCAACTCTTAACGACAAGCTAAAACTCAACGTGCCATTGGGTGTAGATGCACAATTCGGCACAAACTACGCAGAAATCCACTAGCCCCCACTTTACTTTAGGTCCAAAAGAGGCTTATATATAGGTACAGCCAGAATAAGGAGACCCGACTATGGCTAAGACAAAGAACATCACTGCGGAAGGTACTGTAGAGTACGCTCGCATCTTCTCTGACAACTTTGATGACAACATGGAGTTCCATGAAGCCACCCGTGGTCAGTACAATATGAACTTCTACCCCGACAATGTAGAAGAGTTCATCAACCAAGGTTTCCCAGAAGCTAAGGGCCAATGGAAAACCATCAAAGAAGGCAACCCAAGCTACGGCTCTGGCAAGTACGTCAAGCTGAAGCGTCCAGTCTACAACCCAAACCTGCCCAATGAAGATGGCAGCAAGGGCGTAGAGATGGGTCCACCAAAGGTGCTTAACCGTACCACAGACCCTAATGGTGCCTCTGAGTGGTCCTTCACTGAAGATGGTGCTTTGGGTAATGGCACCCGTGTAAAGGCGTTGGTGAAGGTCTACGAAGGCCGTGCAGTCATCGACACTCTTGAGAAGGTTGCCATTCTCGAACATGAGCCTTACGAGGTTGGTGTCAGCGGGGACAACTTCTGATGCAACTCAAAGTCACAGTCACCCGTGACCTTGAGGAAGATGGCGTCGCTCAAGTTCTTACCCTAGAGCAAGACGACATCGGAGATTATGTCCAAGACAGTCTCCGCTTCTTCCTTGAGGCAATGCAAGCAATGGGCTTCACTTACCTTGAAGCTCTGCAAGCTACCGCCGGAAGTGGTAATTCTTATTCGTCCGAGGACTTGTGAGACACATTTCCAAAACCTTTATCGATGGCGATATAGTTGCGTATCGCATGGCAGCATCAGCAGACTCTAGGGGTTACGACTTCCAGACTGCTGCTGCCAACGTCGATGGGATGATCGAAGACATCATCCATACTGCAATGGATTTTCCCGGTCCCGAATGTTTCAAGGTCTACTTGACGGGTCGGGGAAACTTCCGATACGATATTGCAAAAGCTGCTCCTTATAAGGCCAACAGGTCAGGCAAGCCAAAACCAGTCCTCTTGATGGACCTTCGGCTGCATATGGAGGAGAAGTGGAGTGCAATCGTATCGGAAGGGGAAGAGGCAGACGACTTAATCTCGTTGGCTGTTACACAGGAAGGCCCTACCTCTTGTGTAGCATCAATAGACAAGGACATGCTACAGTTGAACTGTTGGCATTACAACTTCGTTAAACGTCAGTGGAAGTTTGTCGAAGAGTTTGAGGGTCTGCACTTCTTCTACTCCCAAATCTTGATGGGCGATAACGCCGACAACATCAAGGGTATTGATGGCGTAGGTCCACAGAGGGCTGAAGTCATACTTAAAGGGTGCGAGAGCGAGCAAGACCTCTACGAACGCTGCTTAGAAGCCTACTATGGCGACCGAGATAGGGTAGTAGAGAACGGAAGACTTCTCTGGCTAAGGCGACAGCCAGAGGAACTATGGGAGCCGCCAGATGGCAAACACTAGGTCTTCCAAGGCCAAGGGACGGTTAGGACAACAAGAAGTCCGAGATGCTATCCTTAAGACCTTTCCCCACTTAGAGCCTGATGATGTCAGGTCTACAGCTATGGGACAGAACGGGGAGGACATTCAGTTGTCCCCCCTAGCCCGTAAGAGTTTACCAATATCGGTAGAAGTCAAGAGACGAAAAGACTTCGCAACACTTTATAACTACGTTGACCAAGCCAAGCAGGATGGCAAGCATGAACCTGTAGTCTTCCTTCGGGGAGATAGAAAGCCTTGGTTGACGGTTATCAGCATGGAGCATTACCTAGAGCTATGTCAGAAGAAATGAACTACTTTGTCTTTGGGCAAATGGACGAAGAATCTGCTGGCGGCTGGGTAGAACTCTGGGGTGGTAGTTATGGAGACTGCGTGGATTACGTCAATTCGCCACAAGCCCGTCTTGACATTGACATGGGGGTCTACATCTCCCACGTTATTTTGGACGAGGATTACGTCGATGCGATTATGGAGGCGGCAGGAGCGGATGGACAAACAGTACATTAGCAAGCTGCTAAGTCAGTACGGATTAAGACAGATTTTAGCAGACAGCAGTATTACCATTGTTGAGGCTCTAGAGGTTCTAGAGGAACTTGGCTTTATCGACTTGGAGCAATACGGGGATGAGCATGGAGCAGATGATTAACATGGCGGTGTTGGTGGGCCTTATGTCCCCCTTCATTATCGTAGGTACGGGTGTGGTTTTAGGATTGACCATTGCTATCTCTAACCTTATGCTAGGTCTGGTGATTGGCCTTATGTCAATCTTTGGAGCAGAACAGGAAGACGAGTAGTGAAAATTTACATTCTTAGTTTCTGGGATTATGAAACCGCTGAGACGGAGACTGTAGGATACTATCAAACGAAAGAGTTAGCAAAGCTGGATGCACATGCGTTGTTTAGTCAGCTCAAGCAAAGCACCGATGACGCATATGCCGAGCTGCAATATGAAAATTGGAGCTTTGAGAAATTTTGGGACAGCTATTACTTGCACCTTGATTCTGCCACCGTAGAAATGGATGATGAATAATGATTAAGTCAGTGCATCACAAGTATGGTACAATGGTTACTAGCACTTACTACCTTGGCGGTGTTGGTTCTCGAATAAAGCTTTTATCCATAGAGGGCGACAACACGTCGAATGACCTTATTGCCCTAGAAAAGTTTGAGAAGTATGTCGAGCATGCGGGTGACGACCTTTATAGGTATGGTAATAGGCAAAAAAAGTTGACCCTTGAAAAGACAGTTTCCACAGAAATGGTTTCTATTCCTCTTCAGAAGGTTGAGCGTGAACGCAAGACTTATGACATTCATGGCCCTAATCCTGATGAAATGATTCGTCAAGTCTTCTATGCAATTGACTCTGAAATGGCATCTGACTTAATTACAATTGCAATTGAAGCTGCTTCTGAATAGCAGCTTCAACGTGCTTAAATCTTTTTTAAAAAAGTGGTTGACAAATCTAGTGCGATGCACTATATTATAAACATAACAACGACACGAAAAGAGACTGACAATGACACTACCACATAGACTTATTATTGATGGCGTAGAGCAGTGTGCGTCTGATGACATGGACGAGTTTCTCCGTATGGCATATTTGTATCTTGATGATGAATGTATGAAGAATGTGAAGATGATCATCAATCCGTCATACAAAGAAGAAGTTGAAGAAGTTGACGGTGGTGTTCCCCGTGACGGTTGGTGTCATAAAGGATATCCGGAGTATGATGAATAATGATTAAGTCAGTGCATCACAAGTATGGTACAATAATTGATCCCCCTTCTGGATGGAAGTATGGTTTCCCTAAGCATTTACCAGATAGTAAAGATTATAAAGAGATGCTTAAGGAAAGCGGTTATCCAGAAAAAGATATTGATTTTGCAATGAAGCATTCACGAATGTGGTTTACACATGTCGGGTTTAGTTTGGTGAAGGACGATGAATAATGACTAATACATATTTTGATTTTGAAGACGGTAATGGTCCTGTACCAGCACATCAACATTCTAATGGTGGTGGCTGGGTAGCTGATACTGCAACAGTAGCTGATACCGCTTATGTGGGACAAGATGCTCAGGTCTTTGGTTATGCTGAGCTCGATGGTAATGCTAAAGTCTATGGTTATGCTGAGGTCTATGGTGATGCTAAAGTCTTTGGTTATGCTGTGGTCGATGATTATGCTAAAGTCTATGATTATGCTAAAGTCTATGGTGATGCTACAGTCTCTGGTGATGCTACAGTCTCTGGTGATGCTACAGTCTCTGGTAATGCTCGGGTCTCTGGTAATGCTCATGTCGGTGGCAATGAGCCATCAAAAGAACAACCAGAAAAAGATCGAATCTTCATCAATGGCAAATGGTATGTTGAGGAAGTAGAGGGTGATGAATAATGACACTACCACATAGACTTATTATAGACGGCGTTGAGCAATGTGCCTCTGATGATGCAGGAGAGTTTTTGAGATTGGCGTATCAGTATCTTGGTGACATGGAGCAAGAGATTGCTGAAACCCGCCCATTACCGCAATGGATTAAAGATGCTATTGAAAGGCATGGATAAAGATGGATGATGAATAATGCGTAAACTAGAGAAAAAAATTACATATGCTGAGAACACATTTGAGCCCCATGTAACATATTATCACAATGGGGAAGCACTCACCAAGCCTGTTTCTGTAGATTCAGTATGGA